ACATTATTCAAAATGTCAACAGAAAAGATACATATAAATAACATTATATAGTATGAGGAGATGAATATGAAAATGACACCACAGTGGCCAACAATGTTTGGTAGTGGCAAATTTGAAGTTGACGGACTGGTTGAACATATATTTACAAATTACGACTTGCACGATTTAGATGCGGAAGTAGACGGCTGCAATATATTTGACGACGATTCTGATGTAATGCATGCATTTAAAGAATTGGTTTACGACCATTTTAATTCTTATTTAAAAGAAACTATTAATAAAGAAATAAGTGATTGGAATAACCATGAAATGAAAGGCTGGATTACTGGCCATGGCAAAGATTACAGTATGACTATTCACAATCATTCTGGGGCTCATTTATCTGCAGTATTTTATGTTATGGCCGAAGATCAAAATTCAGGTGGTGACATCGTATTTTCTGATCCTAGATCAAACGCTAACAGAGGATACGATAGTGAATTCGAACCAATGTTTGAAAGATTTAAACATACTCCTCAAACCGGTGATTATTTAATTTTCCCAAGTTTTACATATCACCACGTAAATCCTTACTATTCTAGCTTACGAATAGCTATACCGGTAGACCTTTATCTACACAGTGGCTAAAGAGTATAAATAGAACCAGATCAACAAAATATTAATTAACCTTGGTTAAAATAACGGAGAAAATAACATGGCACTAACATTAGCATATAGCGTCACTGGCATTAAAGTCAAAGACGAAGTTAACACAGATGGCGACACGTTGTCAAACGCGGTTTGTCAAACATATTGGAAAGTAGTCGGAACTGATACAGTTGACGATACAAAGGTCGGCGAATTCTCTGGTGCAACACCGTTTACCGCTGCGTCTGTTTCCTTAGCAAACTTTACTGATTTTGCATCATTAACTGAAGATGCGGTTATTGGTTGGATTACTGCTGTAGTAGAAGCTGATCCAGGCTATAAATCACATATCGAAGCTCAAATCCAAAAAGAAATTGATGCTACACAAATTGTTGAAGCCACAATGCCTTGGGCGGTTGACGATGTAACTCCTGATCTTCCTGCTGATGCAGTTGATCCTGAATAAAGGAAATCTACTGTGACTTATACTTGGAATATCACAAAGCTTGGATTAAACGACGAACTGAATCAAGATGATGTTCTTCTTGAAAATGCTATCGTAAATCTTAAGTGGAAAAGAGTACTAGTTGACAGCGATGGAAATAAAGCGAGTTACGTTGGCAATACTAAATTGTATCCGCAAACAACTTCAGCTGCTGATTTCGTTGCTGTAAACAATGTAACCGCTGTTCAGGCAATCGCATGGCTAGAAGCAGAGATTGGGACTGCTAAAACAGCCGTAATCGACGCTGAACTAGTTAAAAGATTGGCTAAACAAGAAGGGCGTGAAATTACCCCTAGCTGGTAATTATAAATAAACGTAATAACTTATTTTATATTATGGAGATTCTGAATGCATGATTTGCATATGGGTGGCTTAGCGGCCTGGGCATTAAAACGCGGTGGGTCGCTATCACCAGTCCTATTACCAAAATCGGTTCTAGGAAACGAAACAGGAGTTATGAATCCATCTATCTTCACACACGAAGGTAAGATACTCCTAAACATTCGTCACATCAATTATATCCTCTATCATAGTGAGGGTAAAAAGTTTCCGCATCAGTGGGGACCTCTAGTATATATCCATCCAGAAAATGACATAACTTTAACTACGCACAATGTTATGTGTGAGTTAGATAGTAACTTGAATTTGAAGTCTGCACAGCGTGTAGATATGGCTCTGGACACTGGCGAACCCACTTGGAACTTCATTGGTTTGGAAGACGCTCGTTTATTTGAGTGGGATGATAAACTTTATCTTTGTGGTGTTCGTCGCGATTGCTATGATAGTAAAGGCACAGGCCGCATGGAATTGTGTCATATTGAATTTGTAGATGGTCAATGGACTGAAATCTCAAGACATCCTATTCCTGCACCAAACGGTGATGGTAGTTTCTGTGAAAAGAACTGGATGCCGGTTATTGATATGCCATACCACTTTGTTAAATGGTGTAATCCTACTCAAGTTGTTAAATTCGATATTGAAGCGGGAACTACAGAAGATGCGTTTATTGAAGAAGGTGAGCGTAAACCTTTTGGTAGAGATTTCCGTGGCGGATCGCAGGTTATTAGAATCAATGATAATCAGCGCATGGCTTTCATCCATGAAACAAATTTACTAAGAGATCCATTTGGTCGCAAAGATGGTGAGTATTCACATCGTGTTATTATATGGGATAATGATTGGAATCTAATCCACGCTTCTCGCAATTTCCATTTTATGGGTACATATTATGATCATGTTACTGATACCGATTATGGTATTGAGTTTGTAACTGGTATGACCGTACACCCAGATAATGGTGATATTTTAATCTCTTTTGGTTGGCAAGATAACGCTTCGTTTATTCTTAGAATGCCTCAGAAAGTATTTTTAGATTTTTTAATGGATAACGGGTGATTATAAAATGAAATTTGCAAATCCACAATTATTGACCGATGTAGTCTTAGACTATAACAATCCAGATAAGATCTATAAATTAGCACGTGAATACGATAGATTAGAACAGGGGTCAGGCGCCTTTGGTTTCTATTTAAGAGCTGCTGATATGTCTTCTGGAAAAACAATAAAAGATAAATGGTTACAGTACAAATGTATGATTCTGAGCGCATTTATCTATGAACGCAACGGTAATCGTGGTCAAAGTGTTGAGGGTCTTCTTAAGATTGCAATTGATACACTACCTGATATGCCAGACGCTTATTACTTTCTTGCAAAATATAAAAAAGAAAAGAGTGATTGGCGTGAATGCTTAATGTATGCCAAGATTGGTTTGTCAGTAAAACACGGATCTCCTGGTAGCAGTTGGTGTACTGATGATAATGATGTTGGTTATCCGGGCACAGACATGCTAGAATTATTATATGCAGAAGCAAAGTGGAAAACAAACGGCAGGGATGATTCTAAAAATCTAGCGTTTGATTTAAAGCACAGATATAACACATGCGCAGATGTGCAAAAAGGCGCTACAGAATTATTAGCGATGCATGGTTATCCAAGTACGTTACCATATACACCGAGTGATTATAGTAGATTTAAATATCCATTCACCGGACTAGAAAATATTAATACTAATTATTCTCGCCACTTTCAAGATATGTTTGTATTATCTTTGTTAGATGGTAAGCGCAATGGCACATTCGTTGAGCTTGGATGTGGTCACCCTGAGTTATATAATAATACACTTTTATTAGAAAAGGAGTTTGAATGGAAAGGAATTTCATTAGATAATTCTGAAAGAATGTGCCATATATTTTCTCGTGAAAGAACTACAAATGTTATATTAGGCGATGCAGCTAATACAGATTATAAGGCGCTATTTAAGCAAAATTGTTTAGAGCAACATATAGATCTATTGAGAATAAACGCAGAAACCGCATCTATAGAAGCTTTAAACAACATTCCGTTTGACAAGTATGAATTTGGTGTAATACAGTTCCAACATAACGCATCTTGGTGGGGTCCTGAATTTAGGGAAGAGTCTAGAAAAATACTTAGTAAAATCGGTTATGTGTTATTTGTAAGTGATATTTCAACTGATGATAAAACTAACTATGAAGATTGGTGGGTACATCCAATGCACGCAAACAAGAAACCTGAAATGAAATCTATTAATAAAATTAACTTTGCTTGGGATTATACGATGGAGGAATTAAAATGAGAGTAGTGTTAGTAACAGGTGGATTTGATCCAATTCACTCAGGCCATATTGCATATTTTCAGAAAGCTAAAGAACTTGGCAGTATTTTATGTGTTGGTGTAAACAGTGACGAATGGTTAACCCGTAAGAAAGGGCAGCCATTTATGTCCTACGAAGAACGTATAAATATAGTTAATAATATCAAGAGTGTTGGACATGTTTTTGGTTTTGATGATAGTGATGATACAGCGATTGATGCTATAGCATATGTTAAAGATTACTTTCCCCGTGGTACAGAAATTATTTTTGCTAACGGCGGAGACAGAACAAAAGATAATATTCCAGAAATGGTGTTTGACGATGTTCACTTTGAGTTTGGTGTTGGTGGTGAAGATAAGAAGAATAGCTCATCATGGATTCTAAAGAATTGGAACAAACCAAAGACACAAAGGAACTGGGGTACATACAGAGATTTAGATCAAAACGGTCATTGGAAAGTAAAAGAATTATCCATTGATGTTGGAAAGGCTTTGTCTGACCAGAGACATAACATTAGGTCTGAGCATTGGCATATTGTTGATGGTGATCTTAGAATGGAATTAGAATTCCCTAATGGTTACAGTACTTCTAAGATCTATAAATCTGGTGATAGTATTGATATTCCAAGACTTTGTTGGCACAAAGCAACTAACGTTGGTGTTAATCCAGTTAAGGTAATTGAGGTTTGGATGGGAGACACTCTGTCTGAGGATGATATTGAAAGAAGAGATATTAATAAGTTTTAATCTATTATATTAAAGAACATAAGATTATTATACCACGTTCTAGATTGGTGTCAACAGTTATTTTATAAATATACATAAATTAATGCAAATAAAGGAACAACTAATGGCATTTCAGCTATCAACAGATGCAAGAAACTCAACGTTATCTGCAATCGAAACAGAGATTGGTATTAATCCAATTCTTACAATTTCAACAGGATCAGCACCTGCAGACGCTGGAACAGCCAACACTGGTGTAGTTGTAGCAACAATGGTACTTCCATCTGATTGGTTGGGTGCACCACTTAATGGATCTATTGCTTTGTCAGGAACTTGGCAAGACTTATCTGCAGATGATTCGGGTACAGCAGGTTACTTTAGATTACATAATAACGCTGGTACAGTATGTCATATGCAAGGTACGGTTTCAGCAACTGGCGCCGGCGGCGACATGCAGTTAGATAATACTAACATTGCTTCTGGTCAGCAAATCAATATTACTACATTCACCATTACAGCTGGCGGCGCATAAACTTTAACTTAAGGTAAGCCTCATGTCTGCAAATGGAGCATTTTCGACAACATTAGATTTCGAATTCTTTGGCGGTGGTTATCTACAGCTATCAGGGGAAGTTTCAGGTACAATTGGAACTTCCTTTGTTTCTTATGCTCAAGTTCCAATCACTGGACATATTAGCCCAGTAACATTAGACTTTGAGTTTACTGCTGGAATAGAAACACCAACAATATATGGTAGAGCTACAGATTTAAGTTTTGGTTTTACTAGTTCAAGCTTTATTGAGTTTGGTGTTCAAAGATACATTTCGGTAGCAAATAACGTTTTATTTGATTACACCTCGGAATCTTCTGGTCTTGTACTTACTCACGCGAATTTCAACCCTACTTTAGAATTTACTCTTGACACCAATATCTACGTTTTCTCAGAAGGCGATAGTATTGGTTCTTATAGTTTCAGCATTGAAAGCGTTGGGTTAAATATATCTACACGTGCTTACTCTAAAGATGGCGCTAACTATGTCGTATTTAATAGTATGGAATTTAACGACGTGATTATTAACGACGAATCTAATTCTATTAAATTAACTAACACCGGAATGTCACAGGTTGAAATTCTACAGTAAAAAGTTTTCACTTTTGATAAATAAAAGTAAACCTTGGAGAAACAAAAATGGCGGCTAGCTTTTACATTAAACAGAACGACACTGCACCGTCTATTGAGGTAGCTCTTAAAGATTCTAACGGTAGAGTTAAATCAATGGCGAATGCGTCTTTGGTAAAATTTCATATGAAACTCGATGATGGAACTATTGCAATTGATGGCGGGACAGGAACTATCGTTAACGCAGCCAAGGGCATTGTAGCTTACGAATGGGTATCTGGTGATACTTCTAACACAGGCATCCACAGTGCAGAATTTCAAATAGAATATAACAACGGTCAGATTGAAACCTTTCCAAATACTGGTTACATCAAAGTAATCATTAAAGACGAACTGGCTTAAGGGGAAAACCATGGCACAACCACAGTCAAGAGATGAATTCATACAATATATTTTAAGGAAAATTGGCGCGCCAGTTATCCAAATCAACGTTGCTGAAGAACAAATCGATGACCGAGTAGATGAAGCTGTTTCTTTTTGGAGAGACTATCATTATAATGGTAGCCAGCTAGTTTATCTAAAGCACGTAATTACAGAACAAGATAAAGTAAATGGATGGATTCCTTTACCAGAAAAATTATTAGGTATATCTAAGATCTTTAATTTTGATACGTCGATCTCTATGGGCGGTGGTATGTTTAACGTTCAGTATCAGTTCGTTCTAAACAACGTTCAAGATATGGCGAGTTATAGCATGTCTAACTACTTTATGTCTATGCAGCATATTGAGTTCATGCAAGAAATGCTTGTTGGTAAACCTATTATCCGTTACAACAAACATGTGAATAAATTACACATCGATAATACTAAAGACCGCTGGACAGTTGGTACTTATATTGTTGTTGAAGCATATGATATTATTGATCCAGATGAATACGCAGATGTTTGGTCAGACAGATGGTTGCAGAATTATGCATCAGCTCTTGTTCGCGAACAGTGGGGTCTTAACCTAACTAAATTTACTAATATGCAATTAGTTGGCGGTGTTTCTTTTAATGGTGAGCAAATATTAGCAGAGGCGAGAGCCGAAAGAGAAAAGATGGAAGAAGACGCCATTAATAATTTGCAGCCTCTAACATATAATTTTATCGGGTAAATCATGGCTAGTAATGTATACTTCAGTAACTACGATAACTTTAACGAGCAAAATCTAATTGATGATCTCGTAATTGAATCTATTCAGATCTATGGTCTTGACATAACCTATATAAGTGGGTTGTTCAATAACATAGATTCTATCTTTAACGAAGATGATACTCCTCTGTACGACGAGATGTATTCTTTTGAAGTATACGTGAAAAATGTTGATGGGTTTGAAGGCGAAGGCGACTTCCTATCCAAGTTTGGTTTACAAATCAGAGACCAAGTTACGTTTACAGTTGCTGTTAGAACATTCGAGCAATACGTTACTAGGAAAACACAAACAAAAGTTCGTCCACGCGAAAATGATATTATCTGGCTTCCTTTGAATCAGAAAATGTATAAGATTACATACGTAGAACATGAAAGTGTTTTCTACCAAGCTGGTTCTTTACAAGTATATGATATTAAATGCGAATTGATGGAATATTCTAACGAAAGATTCGACACTGGCCGCGATGATATTGACCATTATTTTGATGATATTAATTCAACCTCTGAATTTGTTACTACTCTTGAAGACGTAGCAAATAATGATGTGATGGCACAAAACCTTGAGTTCGAACAACTGTCGGATGATATTTTAGACTTTAGTGAAATGGATCCGTTCAGCGAAAACATTACTATTCAGGATATAAACTAATGGCTATTGCTAATTATTTCTATAACGAAACAACGAGAAGATATGTTGCGCTATTCGGTACTATTTTCAATCAACTTAAAATTGAAAGAAAAGACAATACCGGAACGGTAATACAAGATATGATTGTGCCGTTATCATACGCACCATTCCAAAAAGTTCTTTCAAGATTAAACGAAGATCCAGATTTATTGAATAGCACAAGACCTGCTATGTCTTTGCCGCGCATGTCTTTTGAAATTACAAGTCTATCATATGATCCAGCGAGAAAAATTGGATCAACACAGAAGATGCGCAAGAGTCAAAAAACTGAAACTGATTCATCTAGACCCTTTATGTATGCTTCAGTTCCATATGATATTGAGTTCTCTTTGTATATTATGACAAAGTACGCTGAAGATGCAACTAAAATTATGGAACAAATCATTCCGTTCTTTACACCAGATTGGACTGTTACCGCAACGATGGTACCAGACCTAGATCCTATTGATATTCCTATTGTGTTGAATAGTGTTACGACCGAAGATCTTTACGAGGGTGATTACGAAACAAGACAAACAATTCTTTACACTTTAACTTTTACTTTAAAGGGATACTATTTTGGTCCTGAGAAAACTAAGAAAGTTATTAAGTTCATTGATATTGATATGGCTACATC